TGCGATACTTGAGATCATTTGCTTGATTGTTGCCTTCTGTGCTGGCTGCAGACAGGCCGACCGAGTATCCATCAATGTATCAAAGGAAGCGGATAATTTTAATGTTGTTCGTAAGATTACTGTTTTTAACACCCGAACAGACAGCGTACTATTTGAAATGTTAGGCACGATGTCTATTTCTAATTCATCAAACAGTGAATTAGAAGTTATCTGCAAGACAGGAGAAGACCAGTACAAAAAGCATTTTGTATATCTCTGCGATTGGACTACGTACATTATTGAAGATATAAGTGGCGCAGCCGTTGATCCATATCATTACGAAATAATCTTCTTCCCGAAAATGCTGCCAATAGTTGATGTAGATATCAGAGGGTAAAAAATAAAAGGAGGTTACAACCATGCTCGAAGTTTCTGTTTCTATTGCAGCGCCGGAATTAAGCGGCGCAGTAAACAACCTAGCCGCCGCGTTAACCGGATCAAAGCCCGCTCCGCCTGCGCCGCCTGCGCCGCCTGCCGCGCCTACAGCGCCGCCGCCTACCTACACCCTGGAGCAAATAATGGTAGCGGGGCAGCCACTGTTGGACATGGGTAAGGGCTCAGAACTAATTGCGCTTATCAATCAATTCGGCGTGGACAGTATACAAAAGCTCACGCCGGATCAGATTGGGCCCTTTGTGATTGGCCTGCGTCAGCTGGGGGCGGACATATGAGCGATCATGCTAAACTATCACCGTCGGCGGCGCATCGCTGGATGCGTTGCACGGCCAGCGCGACGCTGGAATCTGGATTCCCATATACATCAAGCCCATACGCGGAAGAAGGCACTTTTGCCCACCGGGTATGTGAATTACTAGCGCGAAAAGCCTTTACGACGATCAAACCGTCTGACTATAAAAAGCAGCTAGCCTCCCTCAAAAAAGATAAGTTGTGGGCTGATGAAATGTTGAAAACAGCGGAAACCTATGCCGAGCACCTAAAGCAGCATTATTACCGCTTAAATACTCCGGCGGTATCGCTGGAAGTACGCGTCAATTTAACCGCATACATACCGGACGGCTTTGGTACTTGCGACTGTGTTATTATCGGTAACGGCGAGTTGATCGTGACCGATTATAAGCATGGCAAAGGCGTGCCGGTAGCGGCTGAGAGCAATGAACAGATGATGCTATACGCTTTAGGCGCCTTGTCACAATATTATCCGCTATATGGTAACAGCCTAAAAACTGTAAAATTCTATATTGACCAGCCGCGTTTGGATAGCTATAGCGGCTATGAAATGACGGTAGCCGAATTGCTGGAATGGGGCGAAAAAGTTGTTAAACCAACAGCAGCCATCGCAGCCGGCGGCCAAGGGGAATTTATGGCCGGGGAGCATTGCCAATTCTGCCGGGCGGCGGCCATTTGCCGGCATCGTGCCGGAGCGTGCACAGCGCTGGAAGACTTTGCCTCGGCGATACCGGAAGGCGCGGCTAACGAGCAACAGAAGTTACAAGCTGAAGCGGCCTTAAGTTTTGGCGTTAAGCCATCACAGCCCTTATTGACCGACGAAGAGATCGGCGATCTGCTCACACGCGGTTCCATTTTGGTCAAATGGTACAAATCCCTGGAAGATTACGCCTTGCAAGCCTGCTTGTCCGGGCGGCGGATACCGGGCTATAAAGCTGTTGAAGGCCGCAGCAGCCGGGCCTGGAGCGATCAAGACGCTGCGTTGGCGGTAATCCTGGGCGCCGGTTATGCCGAGGCTATGGTGTATGATCGGGTAGCAAAGAGCTTAGCGCAACTAGAAAAGGCGATCGGCAAGAAAGATTTTGAGAAACTGGTGGGCGGTTACGTCATCAAGCCGCCGGGCAAACCCACATTAGAGCCGGAAAGTGACAAGCGCCCGCCGTATAATGCTGCCATAGTAGATTTCGCGGGGCAGCAATGAATTTGAAGGGATAGATAAAAATGGCTAATGTTATACAGATATCACCGAAAAAACGAAAAAACGAAACTTTGCTAAATGATACATATGACGGTGTAATGGATGCTATGTACGCCTTAAAACTACCGCAAACGCATGAACGAAAAGTCGAAAAGATGATCGACCGCTTAATAGCAGAACCGGAACCAGAAACCGCCATACTACTCGATCCCTGTGATGTAGAGCCTTATATCGTGCAGTATATGGGCTATGACTTTGCCGATTATGTATTCAGGTTATTGGCCGATTATCGAGAAGATATTTTAGAGATACAAGAAGAAAACGAAAAACTGCAAACCGAATACGATGGACTGAATGCCGAAAATCGCAGCCTGCAAAATGTGATTGAAAAGCTAGAATACGAAAACGAGGACAGTAAAACCGAATGCCTTAACCTGCGAGAAAAAAATAGTGACCTGCAAACTAAAAACGAAAAACTACTAAAGGATAACACCGGCTACAATAACCGGCAAGCAAATATGAGCAAATTGATCACAAAGCTTAAAAACGGCTACGGACAATTAAGAAATATAAAAGAGGCAACTGCTTTTGACTATCAGCTATTGATCGTAGCGATATTAGATAAATATGATGAGCGATAAAAAAACGAAAGCGGGGAAAAATCGCATGTATCAGAACATAGCTACTAAAGTGCTTACCGGAGAAGTAAGGACATCTTATGCCCATCTGGATCAGCCGTATGCGCCGCCCAATAGCAAAGACACTCCTAAATACTCGGTTGCGCTCTTGCTGCCTAAAAGTGATTATGCTACCAAAGCCGATATCGACGCCTCTATCGAAGCCGCTATTCAGGAAGCCATCACAAAAAAGTGGAATGGCGCAAAACCGCCTATCATACCGCTGCCGGTGCACGATGGCGATAGCACGCGGCAAGACGGTACCCAGCGCGGCGAGGAGTGCAAAGGACACTGGATCATCAGCGCCCGTTCTACCAATAAACCGCAAATCGTGCATCAAAGCAATATAGCTGTGGAGCTATTGCCTCAAGACATATACAGCGGGCAGTATGCCCGCGTTACGCTTAATTTTTTCGGCTATAATTTCAATGGCAAAAAGGGCATTGGCTGCGGCCTTGGCAATGTAATGATCACGCGGGACGGCGAACCCCTTTCCGGAGGCGCCAGCGCCGAAAAAGACTTCGCCGGAGTGGCTGCCACGCAGCCCGCCATTAACCCACTGACCGGGCAGCCTTATATGTCGTAGAAAATGGGGGTGCTACTAAAGTCGGCGCGCGTAGTAGCTTAAATGTCATGCGGGCCCCAAAATGCAAAGTGGAGAGCGAAAAAACCACAAACGTCAGCCGCCCAGAATTTATAATCAAAAAGAGGTGCACTGCATGCCTCACTTAAATATCGATATAGAAACATTTAGCACCTATGATCTCAAAACCTGCGGCGTATATAAGTATATACAAAGCCCCGAATTTCAAATCCTGCTCTGCGCGTACAGTGTAGATAGCTGCCCGATTGAAGTTGTTAATCTGATAGCGTCAGAAGAGTCCATATGTTGGCAGTGGTTAAAGCAAGCTCTTACTGATCCCGCTTACATAAAACACGCCTATAACGCCCAATTCGAAATCACTTGTCTGCAACGGGCGCTGAGTATCGCCTTACCGGTAGAGCAATGGCGTTGCACGCAGTTACATGGCCTATATTTAGGCTATCCGGGTAGTTTGGACGCGCTGGGACAAGCATTAGAATTGCCTGAAGATAAGCGAAAGAAAACGACCGGCAAAGCGCTGATCAATTATTTTAGCAAGCCTTGCAAGTCCACTAAAGCAAATGGTGGCAGGACGCGCAATTTACCACACCATGACCCGGATAAGTGGGCGGCGTTTAAGGATTACTGCGCCGGGGACGTGATCACAGAGAGAGCCGTATTGCAACGACTCAATACCTTCTCCGTGCCTACGGATATCCAAAAGCAATGGGAAACGGATATCGCGATCAATGCGCGGGGTGTGGGCGTAGATAAAGCTTTCGTGGAGCGTGCAATAGCACTGTGGAGTGGTACTCAGCTTAGCCTGTTGCGGGAAGCTACAGAGCTCACGGGGCTGGAAAACCCCAACAGCGTGGCGCAGTTGACCGGCTGGCTGGAACAGCGCTTGGGCTACCGTCTGCCCGGCCTCACAAAAGAGAGCGTGGAAACACTCTTAAGCGGAGGTATAGACGATAATGCGCGGCGCATGCTGGAAATAAGGCAAGAGTTGGGTAAAACCAGTTTAAAAAAATATAACGCCATCACAGAAGCAATCTGCGATGATGGGCGTCTTCGAGGGTTGTTCCAATTCTATGGCGCTAACCGTACGGGCCGCTGGGCCGGGCGTTTAGTTCAAATGCATAATCTGCCTAAAAACGATTTGCCGGCCTTGGATTTAGCGCGGACTATGGTGAAGGAAAACAAACAAGGCCTTAGCGTGATATTCGGGCCTGTGTCTAATACACTTTCACAGCTTATCCGTACAGCCTTCACGCCTTCACCCGGTAACGTGTTCGTTGACGCGGATTTTAGCAGCATCGAAGCCCGTATCATATCCTGGCTGGCCGGGGAAAGCTGGCGGCTGGAAGTATTTAAAACGCACGGAAAAATCTACGAAGCTTCGGCAGCGCAAATGTTCGGTGTGCCAATCACTTCCATCGCCAAGGGACAGCCGAACTATGCCCTACGGCAAAGGGGCAAGGTGGCGGAATTGGCGCTGGGCTATCAGGGTGGTGCCGGAGCGCTTATATCTATGGGCGCGCTGAAAATGGGCTTATCCGAAGACGAGTTGCCGGAGATCGTGCGGCTGTGGCGGCGTACTAACGCACGGATCGTGGATTTGTGGCATAACATCGAAGCCGGCGCTATCCACGTGATCGGCGGCGCTTCTGCTTCGATCAGCTTGCATGGCTTGATCTTAGCGCGGGAAATCAACCCGCTTAGTGGTCTGGATTTTTTCACGATCCAATTACCATCCAAACGTAAGCTGTATTACGTCAAGCCACGGCTTAAAAATAATCGTTGGGGGCAGCCCGCTATAACTTACATGGGCATGGATCAAACATCAAAAAAGTGGATACAGCAGGACGCCTATGGCGGTAAACTGGTTGAGAATATAGTACAAGCCTTCGCGCGGGATTGCCTGGCTGAAGCCATCGAGCGCGTAACGGCAGCCGGTCATGATGTGGTGTGCAGCGTGCATGATGAAATCCTTATTGACACGCCAAACAGATGTATATTGCCGGAAATCATAGAGCTAATGATCCAACCTATGCCCTGGGCACCAGATTTGCCCCTGGCCGCCAACGGCTGGGTAGGAGATTATTACAAAAAGGATTGAGATAAGAATGTATAAACTGAGTAATACTGAAATAGCCAATATTACAAAACGCTGTTTAGACGCGGCAATGGGCTGCTATCCTATAGATGTTTCCACACCTTATAAAGATATCCTCTACCCCTTGCAAAAGTTGCCAATGGCTACTTTAGAAGCGTATTTTAAGCAAATTTATACCATGGCGACATGGGCAGCTATAGAAGAAGAAAGGGCGATCGTGGAAATACCAATATTTGAGGGGCCTTAAGACAGCGAAAGGGGAATCTGCTCTTGCTAGAACATGACCGCAAGATCACCATATCGGCGGGCAATAGCCGTAAAAGCATCAATTGGCAGCCCCTGACTTTATACATTTCGGAGCTGTATGAAAAGCTTCGCGTACCGGCGCGGGGTGTAGAGACAATGGCGCAGTATAATACCCTAACCAAAGCCCAACAAGGTGAATTGAAAGATGTTGGCGGTTTCGTGGGCGGCGGCCTGATCGGCACGCGCCGCAAGGCCGGGGCTTGCGCCGGGCGGGACGTGATCACGCTTGATCTGGATAATATACCGCCCGGCGGTACTGTGGATATACTGCGCCGGGTAGAGGGCTTAGGATGCGGTTATTGCGTTTACTCCACACGCAAGCATACGGCGGCGGTGCCGCGACTGCGCGTGATCCTGCCGCTTGACCGTACGGCTGACGCGGATGAGTACGAGCCGGCTGCGCGTAAGATAGCCGAACTGATCGGGCTGGAATTCGCCGACCCCAGCACCTTCGAGCCCTTGCGTCTGATGTATTGGCCTTCCTGTTGCGTTGATGGCGAATACATCTATACCTGGCAGGATAAGCGCCTGTTATGGCTGGACGGCGTGCTGGATATGTATGAGGATTGGCGGGATATTAATTCTTGGCCCCGGCAGCCTCGCGAGAAAACCCCTGCGGTATTGGCTACCCGGCAGGCTGATCCGCGCGCCAAACCCGGCGTGATCGGTGCGTTTTGCCGCGTTTACGATATCGACGCGGCCGTCGCCGCTTTCCTGCCGGAGGTGTATACGCTAACAGACGAGGCTTCGGATAACCGCTACACATTCAACGCCGGCAGCACCGCCGGTGGCGCTATAGTATATGACGGAAATTTCTTTTACTCTCACCACGCCACCGATCCTTGTAACGGACAGCTGGTCAATGCTTTTGATCTGGTACGATTGCATAAATTTGGCGAATTGGATGCTGAAGCAAAAGCGGAGTGCGCCCGTAACCGACTGCCATCGTATAATGCCATGTGCGAGTTTGCGGCTGCTGACTCTGAAGTAAAAGCGCATATATTACAGGAGCGCGCGCATGCCGCGCAACGCGATTTTGAGGGCGCTGTAGACGATGAAAAATGGGAAATTGAACTTTTAGACCTGAACCCCAAAAATAATGATGTATTGCCTACAATTGACAATGCCTGGATCATCCTGGAGCATGACCCAAACTTACGCGGGAAATTTGCGCTTAACGAATTCACAGGGCGCGGCGAAGTATTAGGAGCATTGCCCTGGGATAAAGGCACAGATCGGCGGACCTGGGAAGATAATGACAATCAAGGATTATACTGGTATTTCGAAAAACGCTGGCAATTTACCGGCAATAAAAAGATCGACAGCGCTTTAAGTTTGCATAGCTCTAAGCACCGTTTTAACGATGTTGTAGATTACCTGGGAGGATTAACCTGGGACGGCGCACCCCGGTTGGATAAATTGTTCATTAATTACCTAGGCGCAGCGGATAACGCCTATGTAAGAACCGTAACGCGTAAAGCCTTTGTGGCAGCGGTGGCGCGGGCCATGACGCCGGGGTGTAAATATGACACTCTGGTGATAATCAGTGGCCCTCAAGGTATAGGAAAAAGCACCTTGCTGGATACCATGAGCCGGGGCTGGTTTAACGACAATATCCGTACTTTTGAGGGTAAAGAAGCGTCAGAGCTTTTACAAAAAGTATGGCTGGTAGAAATCAGCGAATTAGAGGCATTTCAGCGTACCGATATATCGAGGATCAAACAGTTTTTAAGCTTAAGAGTCGATAGATTCCGGGCGGCATACGGAAGGCATATCCAAGAACTACCGCGCCGCTGTGTGTTTTTCGGCACTACCAACAGCTCAGAGTTTTTGCAAGATAGCACCGGCAACCGCCGTTTTTTACCGGTGGATGTTACGGGCGACAGTATCAAAAGCATATGGGATGATCTGCCGGGTGAAGCGGATCAGATATGGGCCGAAGCGGTAATGCGCTGGCGCTTCGGTGAATCGCTCCATTTAAGCGCGGAAATGACGCAAGAAGCGGAAACCATACAAGAAGCGCATCTGGAACACGACGCTTGGGAAGGTGTGGTATTAGATTTTTTAGAGCGTCAAGTGCCGTCTGATTGGCAGAATTGGCCCTTGGATAAACGTCTGTTATGGTATGGCGGGGCAATCACCGAGGGCGTAAATTTAGTAGAACGTGACCGTGTTTGCGCCTTGGAAATATGGCTGGAATTGTTAGGCGGCATGAAAAAAGACTTCAATTACGGCACCACCAAAAGGATCAACGCCATAATTAACAAAATAGAGGGCTGGCAGCCTATTAGTACTGCTAGAGTAGGATATTGCGGTACACAACGTGGATTTAAACGTGTAAACAGTGACCTTTGAATTTGTAAACATTGACCTTTGAATTTGTAAACATTGTAATATTTAGGTTGTAAACATTGTAAACGTTGCAAAAAGGCCAATGTTTACGCCAATGTTTACGCTATACACTGGTATTATATCACTTGTCAACATTGTAAACATTATTTCTATAGAGTATATTGATATATATATATATAGACATATATAGACATATATAGACATATATTATTAATAACGTATTACGTCTAATTTCTCTAAAATAGTCTATTTGATATAATCATATACGCGTGCGCGTTGACATGTTGACAAGCCGAAAAGAAAGGATTGTTTCGGATGCAAAAATCGGAAAGTGAAATCGAGCGCCAACTTATCGATGGTGTGAAAAAGTTAGGCGGAAAGGCTTATAAATTTGTCAGTCCCGGCAACAAAGGTGTGCCGGATCGGCTTATTTTGCTGCCGGGTGGCCAAGTGATTTTTTGCGAACTGAAAAAGGCGGGCGAAAAACTAAAAGCGCATCAGCAAAAGCGCCGGGAAGAACTAGAAAGCCTGGGTGCTGTCGTCAAGACTTTGGCGGGCGATATTGAGGTCAGTAAATTTTTAGCTTGGTGTCGCTACGGAGAGAAAAATGATTTATGAACCCTACGCGTATCAGCAATATTGCACCGAACGGCTGATCAACGAGCCTTTCTTGGGGTTGTTTCTGGAACCTGGCATGCGCAAGACCGCCATAACCCTGACGGCTATCAATGAGCTGCGCTACTGCAGATGGGCTGTGGGCAAGACTTTGGTGGTCGCGCCCAAGAAGGTAGCTGAAGCGACCTGGCAGGCGGAAGCCAAGAAATGGGATCATCTCAAGCTGTTACGGATTTCGACAGTGTTGGGAACGGCGGCGCAAAGGGAGCGGGCGTTGGCCACGCCGACGGATATCTATGTCATCAACCGGGATAATGTGACCTGGCTGGTGGAGTATTACCAAAACGCTTGGCCTTTCGGTGTGGTCATCCTTGACGAAAGCAGCAGTTTTAAGGATAGCAGCACCCGGCGTTTCAAGTCCTTGTGTTTAGTGCGCAGCCGCATCAGCCGCCTGGTGCTTTTGACCGGCACCCCGGCGGCTAACAGTCTGATGGATTTATGGGCGCAAGTGTATCTGCTGGATGAGGGTGAGCGTTTAGGCAATCGTATAACGCATTTCCGGGAGAGGTTTTTTTACCAGAACCCTTATAGCCGTCAATACGCGCCCAAAGATGGCAGCTTTGAATATATAAAAAAAGCCCTTGGCGATATTTGCGTGAGCATGGAAGCCAAGGATTACATAGATTTGCCTGAGCTGATGTATAACGAGATACCGGTAGCGCTGGACGCGGCGGCAGCCAAAGCATATAGTCTGTTTGAAAAGCAAATGTTTCTGGAGCTGGAAGAGGGTGAGCTTAACGCCGGATCGGCTTGTGTGTTGACCGGCAAGCTGTTACAGTTTTGCAGCGGTGCGGTCTATGATGCCGCCCGGCAGGTGATCGGGGTGCATAATTGCAAGATCGAGGCGTTATTGGAGTTTCTGGAAGGTTTAGGCGGGCAAGCAGTGCTGGTATTTTACCAGTTTCAGCACGACCGTGACCGCATTTTGGCGGCTTTGGCGGCAAAGCGTAAAGATTTGCGGGTGCGGGTTTTCAAATCCGCCGCAGACCAAGACGACTGGAACGCCGGGCAGATCGACCTGCTGCTGGCGCATCCCATGAGCTGCGCCTACGGCCTTAACCTGCAGGAAGGTGGTCATCACGTACTGTGGTTCACGCCGACTTGGTCATTGGAGCAATACGAGCAGGCCAACCGGCGGTTATACAGATCGGGGCAGCAGCAGCCGGTCACTATTCACCACCTCGTTGTGCAAGGCGGCATGGATGAAGACGTTATAGCAGCGTTACAGGGCAAGAGAGAGATGCAAGGGGCATTGCTGGAAGCCTTGCGGGTGAGGATCAAAAAAGCCAGGGAGGGCGCTATGTGATCAATAAACAAGCCCTGAAAGACTATCGCTTTTTAGTTTTGGAGATCAAGCGGTTAGAGATCGAAAAAGCGCGGGTGCTGGAGCAACTGCGCAATCGGCCGCCCGCGGGTACAGCGTCGCCCCGAAAAGCCAAATCTGATCCTGTAGCGGCGGCAGTTTTACGTAGGGCGGAATTACAGCGGCTGATCGATAGCAAACTGGATGCTGGGATAACTACACGTTTGGAGATAGAGCAATTTATCAGCACTTTGCCGATCAAAGAAAGGTTGTTGATGCAGTTGTATTATGTCGAAGGGCTCACGATGGAAAAAGTGGCTGATACGATGGGGTATACTTGGCGACAGGCTACAAGATTGCGCGATTCAGTTTTACGAAAAATGTCATAGAATGTCATACTCGACCTGTGGTATACTGGTACCGTGAAAAACCGTGAAATCACGGCTCAGGTACCAAAATGAGCCGTGATTTACTGTCGAGGTGGTGAAATTGGACGAAAAAATAACGGCTAAGCAACAGCGGTTCATCGAGGAGTATTTGGTCGATTGCAATGCTACTCAAGCTGCGATAAGAGCGGGATACAGTGAAAAATCAGCGCAACAGATCGGCGCTGAAAACTTGTTAAAACCTGTTATTTTAACAGCAATTGATGTCCGTCGGGCGGCGCTGTCAAAAAAACTGGAGATCGACGCCGAACGGGTATTGCGGGAATATGCCGCCATAGCTTTCGCTCAACTCACAGATTACGTGCAGATAGCAACGAAGCCTCACTACAAATTTGGCGTACATCCTTTAACCGGCAAACTGGATATGATCCCCGTGGGCGGGTATCAGCAGGTCACGCTGACCGATACCGCTACGCTTCCGGAGTATAAGTTGGCTGTGTTGGCCGGCATCAAGCAAGGGGAAAATGGCATAGAAATCAAGATGCACGACAAGATCAAAGCGCTGGAAGCATTAGGTCGGCATTTAGGCCTGTTTAACGACAAATTACAGCTGGAAGGCGGGCTACAGGTTAATTTCAGCGGGGAAGGATACGTAGAGGATTGGCATGAAAACGGTGAATAATTATTTGCCCGATGTGATCGGCAAGGGGTATAAAGAGTTTTGGCATTTTAAAGGTCGCTACCGGGTGGTTAAGGGCAGCCGTTCCAGCAAAAAGAGCAAGACAACCGCTATCTGGTATATCTGGAACCTGATGAAATACCCCGGCGCTAACTTGCTGGTAGTGAGGAAAGTATTTCGAACTCTCAAAGAATCTTGTTTTACAGAACTAAGATGGGCTTTAAAACGTTTAGGAGTTGAAACGCTATGGAATGTCAAAGAATCCCCCCTTGAGATGACTTACTTGCCCACCGGTCAAAAAATATATTTTCGGGGTTTGGATGATCCATTGAAAGTAACGTCTATCACGGTTCAAGTTGGCGCATTGTGCTGGATGTGGATCGAAGAAGCTTATGAGATCAGCAAAGAAGAAGATTTCGATATGCTGAACGAGTCTATTCGCGGTGTGATGGACGGAAGTCTGTTCAAGCAGACAACCATAACCTTCAACCCTTGGAACGAACGGCATTGGTTGAAAGCCCGTTTTTTTCGATAAACCCGACGACAGAGTTTTGGCGATAACAACAAATTACCTGCTAAATGAATGGCTCGACGAGGACGACCGTCAAGAATTTGAGGTTATGAAGCAAAATAACCCGCGCCGCTACCGGGTGGCGGGGTTGGGTGATTGGGGTATTACCGCCGGGGTGATCTTCGACAACTGGGAAGAAAAAGCCTTTGACATCTCCGAAGTGACGGCTTTGCCCGGAGTAAGAAGCGCTTTTGGACTGGATTTCGGATATACTAACGATCCTTCGGCTCTCTTTTGTGGCCTGATAGATCAACAGAATAAGCTTATTTGGGTTTTCGACGAAATGTATCAGAGGGGTCTGTCGAACGAGGCCATTTATGAGAAGGTAAGCGCTATGGGCTACGCAAAAGAACGAATCCGGGCGGATAGCAACGAGCCTAAAAGTATCGACCGCCTGCGCGAACTTGGGGTATTCAATATCAGTGCCGCCCGTAAGGGCAAAGATAGTGTAAACAACGGCATCGATTTTATTCAAGATTATCACTTGATCATCCATCCTAAATGCGTGAACTTCTTAACGGAAATTAGCAACTATACTTGGGCGCAAGATAAGTTCGGCAGAAAAACTAACGTACCCATAGACGATTTTAATCACTTGATGGACGCCATGCGTTACGCTTTCGAGAACATTAGCCGGGGGCAGAGTTTCAGTTTTGATTAGGCGAAAAACGAACGGAAACGGCCCTAGAATCAACGATTCAAGCGCTCCTCGATATCTGGGAGCTTTAGCGCGACCCATGAGCGCAGAAATGAAGCGGAGGAGTTTGAGAGAATGTTTAATTTTATAAATTATATCAATCAGCTCATCCGAGCGAACCCGGCCATGACGGAAAAGCAGTTTTTCGAGCAGGAAATCCGGCGATGGAAAGCGGCTAAAGCTCGCAAGGATCAGATAACCGGTGAAAGGTATTATCTTGGGGAACAGGATATTTTAAAACGCAAGCGCACCGTAATCGGCAAAGACGGTAAGTTGTATGAAGTGGATAATCTGCCTAATAACCGTATAGTGGACAATCAGTACGCTAAGATGGTCGATCAGAAAACCAATTATCTTTTCGGTAAGCGTTTCACTTTCAAGACGGAGAATGAGGATTACGAAGCGGCGTTACTGAAGATTTTCGATAAGCGCTTTCATCGTGTCCTGCAAAATCTGGCCGAAAGTTCCTTAAATGGCGGTATCGGTTGGTTATGCGTATATTACAACGGCGAAGGGCAATTCAAGTTCAAGCGTTTTGAACCAAAAGAGATATTGCCCTTCTGGAAAGACGCCGAACACACCGAGTTAGATTGTGTGGTACGAATCTACGAGGCAAGCGTTTATGAGGGTCTTTCGCTAAAACTTCTTGAGAAAGTGGAAATATATAAGCCGCAAGGCGTGGAACGATACGATTTGATCAACGGCAGTTTGGTCAAGGATTCCGAGCGGCCCATAGAAAGCTATGTGGTGGTCGGTGAAGGCGTGGATAAGCAAGCCGGTTATAACTGGGAGAGAATACCCATCATCCCCTTCAAGTACAATGACGAGGAAATACCGCTGATCAACAAAGTTAAAAGCCTCCAAGATGGTATTAACACTATGCTATCAGATTTCGAGAACAATATGCAGGAAGATAGCCGCAACACTATCTTGATCATCAAGAATTATGACGGCCAAAATCTGGCCGAATTCCGGCATAACCTGGCTACCTATGGAGCGGTCAAAGTCAAGACAATCGACGGTTCGGAAGGCGGAGTGGAAGCTTTGCAGGTGGAAGTGGCTTCGGAAAATTACCGCGTTATATTAGAGCTGCTGAAAAAAGCTTTGATTGAAAACGCTATGGGCTATGACGCCAAGGATGAAAAAATGTCCGGCAACCCAAATCAAATGAATATCCTATCCATGTACAGCGATATCGATCTGGACGCCAATGGTATGGAAACTGAATATCAAGCCAGTTTTGCGGAATTGCTATGGTTCATCAACACGCATTTGGCCAACAGCGGCCAGGGGGATTTTGAGGGCGAAAATGTAGAGATCATATTCAACCGAGATATGCTGATGAATGAAACAGATATTATAAACAATATACGCAATTCGGTTGGAATATTATCCGAAGAAACCTTAGTAGCCCAGCATCCATACACCGATGATCCACAAACAGAAATGAAGCGCAAAGAACAGGAATCCCAAGAGAAGGCGGACGCGTATAAATATGTCTTCTCGGCGCAGGAGGGGTAGCCGTGAATATACCCGATAAAATAAAGATTGGCGGTTTAGTTTATAGTGTCGAACAGACGGAAAACATCACTTTTGGACACGAATATGGCGGGGAGATACATTTTAAGGATTTAAAAATAAATATACGACCAACAAGTCGAAGGCGAAGGGAAGCGTGTTTTTTGCATGAGGTCATGCACGCTATTTTTGACAATCTAGGCTACAAAGATCATGATGAAAAAGAATTAGACGCACTATCAAATGCTCTGTATGCGTTAATCGTAGATAATCCTAAAATGTTTTATGAAAAACAGGACGAGCTTACATGACCAGCGCCGATTATTGGCGCAAACGCTTCGAAATTTTGGAAGCGGCGCAGCATAAAGAAGCTGTGATGGTGTTGGATGATATCCGGCGCCAATTTAACATGGCGCAGAAGACTATCGAGGATCAAATATATTCTTGGTATGGCCGCTTTGCGAATAATAACCAAATTGACTTAGCGGAAGCCCGGCGGTTGTTAAATGGCAGAGAACTGGCCGAATTCCGTTGGGATGTTAATGAGTACATCAAACGCGGCCAGGCTGTTGCTCTGAATCCGGAATATATCAGGCAGCTGGAGAACGCTTCAGCACGCTTCCACGTTTCCCGGCTGGAAGCGCTTAAAATACAGACTCAGAATACTGTGGAGAGGCTATACGGGAACCAATCCGATGCTATAGACGCCTTGATGAAGAAGACTTATCTTGAAGGTTATTACCGTTCCGCCTATGAGATACAGCGGGGCACGGGAGTGGGTTGGGATATAGCCGGCCTGAATGAGAATCAAATACAAAAGATCGTATCCAAACCGTGGACAGTAGATAAAACAACTTTCAGTGACCGGCTGTGGACGCAAAAGGACAAACTTATTTACGAAGTACACACTCAGCTGACCCAAAATATGATATTAGGCAAAGCCCCGGATGATGCGATCAAGGCGATAGCGGCCAAATTCAATACATCAAAACATAACGCGGGCCGTTTGGTCATGACAGAATCGGCTTATTTTACTACAATAGCCGAAAAAGACGCTTACAAAGAACTGGGCGTAGAAAAATATGAAATCCTTGGTACCCTTGACAACAGGACTTGCGAAGTTTGCGGCGCTCTGGACGGTGAAAAAGGCCCCATTTCACAACTAACCGCCGGTGTCACCGCCCCACCCTTCCACGTTTTCTGCCGCTGTACAACAGTTCCCTACTTTGCCGATGACGCCGGGGAACGCCTAGCGCGAAGCAAAGACGGAGAGACTTATTTTGTTGATAGCAAGATGACGTATGAGGATTGGAAGAAGAAGTTTGTTGACACAGAAGCAGGAAAAGGGTACAATAATAATGTAAACGACAGAGTGGCGGTTGATGGTATCGTGAAACACATTGGCATTGATGATGTGCAGCTCGCTTTAGAAAATAAAGCTATTGACCCTGAAGTTATTGAAGTAATTACAAAATGCATATCAAAAGTTGAAAAATCGGGCGAGGCTTACATCAACGAATTCACTGTTGTATCCCTCGGAAAAACCGAACCGAGAACAGTGTTATTTCAGATTGAACCCTTATTAATTGGCAGGCAAACTGGAATAAGGTTTATTGTGAATAAGGATGTTTTAAGCGGTCGAACACTGCTAGAAATAAACGAATTGATTGCAAACACTTCCGTAAATATTGCTCAAAGCCTTAATGAAGCTGTTATTCATGAAATAGGGCATGCAAAGTTGATCCAAGGTAAAAGCATAAAAGAAATCGAAATAATGTACAAAGAGCTTGGCAGCAAAGGCATCTTAGGAATAAGTGAAATTGCGTTAGAGGATGGTGCGGAAGCTATAGCAGAGATTGAGATTTTAATAAAACGAGGGACTACGTTGAGTGAAGAGGCAGAAAGATTGTATATCAGCTATATTGGAGGTCTTAAATTATGATTTTTGTAGATTGGACTTGCGATTCATGTAAACATAAGCATGAAATTTTGATAGATGACTGGAAGGTTGCATGTGATGCTTTTCCTGATGGGATGCCTAAGGGATGGTTTAATGTAGATGTAACAAAACTTAAGGAATGCGCCAACGGTATTAAGTATGAACTCAAAGAGAAATCGGCAGAAAAGAAGCGTGCTGTTTGAGAGTGCAGAGTGATAAACCGCCTTCGGGCGGTTTTTGATTGGGAGGGATCAGAGTATGGAGGATATGTCTTTGCCATTAAGATTGATACTCTGGGTAGTACTTAGCGGGGTAGTGATGAGATTATTAGCCACCATTCTTTATGCGATACTGGGATTTATTAATATCATTAGATGGGAGTGGGCTGTCAATGCAGGTGCTCATAAAAACGCTAAAAGGGGAAAACGGTGAATTGTATGCTGTTATAGATGGGCGGCGAGTGCTGCTGGCTAAGTGTAACCTAAGGGTTGAAGTATATGAGCATTCACAGAAGGTGAATATTTTAGGGGCGCAGGGGTATAGAGTGAAAAAGCATAACAGCGCCTTGGTTATATGCGCTGTGACGGAAACTACCCGCGATGTGGATGTAGATTATTTGCAGAAAATCTCACATTTTGAGGTTTTGGGAGATTTTCAGCGTGAAGACGGTATTTTTGAGCGTGTAGTATTTGACTCTCTCAGCCCGGTGGATATAGATTTACACGGGAATTGGGTTTTCGATGTTTCCGGCCCTGCCGGTATAATGCAAAGATTGCTCATACTTTAGGAAAGTAGAACCAACCGCCGCAAGGCGGTTTTTACATAGGCCGCCGCTTTGGTATTTCGGGCGCAAACCGAAAGACGGAAAAAACCGGACTGAACCGGGATAACAAATGATTTCGAAAGGGGAACAAATGACATGAAAAAAGATGAATTGATGAAGTTGGGGCTAGATGAAGAGACCGCCAAGAAGGTTGAAGCGACATCGGCGGAAGAGCTGAAAGGGTTTATCCCTAAAGCGCGGTTTGATGAAGTGAACGGCGAAAAAAGCACCTTGGAAGCGTCGCTAAAAGAGAGGGATGGGCAACTTGAAGCCCTCAAAAATTCTGGCGGGGATATTGAGGGATTAAAGAAGCAGATCACAGATTTGCAGGCGGCCAATACCGAAAAAGAACAAGCGCATGCCGACGAAATAAAAGCGCTACGCTTCGAAACAGCTTTAAACACGGCGCTAACGACCGCTAAAGCCAGGAACCCCGAAACAGTAAAACCGCTCTTGAAAAAGTTTTTGGAAAAGGCGGAACTGAATGATGAAGGCGTCATCAAAGGCCTGAATGAGGAGGTCAAGAAATTGGCGGAAGACGACAATACTAAATTTTTATTTGACCTTCAAACGAAACCAAAACCCGGATTCAAAGGTTTTACACCGGGTGAAAAGGGAGACGGGCAAAACACACCCCTGACCTTTGAAGAAGCAATTAAGGCCCACTATGAAGGGCAAACCTAAAAAGAAAAGAGGTTATCAAAATGGCAGTTACACTGGGGCAGGCAAAACTAAATGTTCAGGACGCCTTGCAGATGGGCGTTATTGATGAATTCCAAAAAAGCAATTTTCTTCTTGATAAGCTGACCTTTGACGATTGTATATCCCCAACCGGCGGCGGCTCCACCTTGACATACGGTTACACGCGCCTGATCACACAGCCCACGGCGGCTTTCCGCGAAATTAACAGCGAATACACGCCACAGGAAGTCGCCAAGCAGCGTTATACCGCCGATTTAAAAGTCTTTGGCGGATCATATAAAATCGACCGTGTGATCTCCAATATGGGCGGTATCATCTCCGAAGTATTGCTGCAATCGCAGCAGAAAATCAAGGCGGCTTCCGCGTTGTTTAATGACACCGTGATCAACGGAGACAGTGCGGTAGACGGCAAAGCTTTCGACGGTCTGGAAATGGCTATTACCGGTTCTTCTACGGAGTATATTCCCACCACGGCGCTTGACCTCTCCAGCAGCGCGGCGGTGGACGCGAATTATAAAGAGTTCTTGGATCAGCTAGACGAATTTCTGATGGAGCTGGATGGCACGGCTACCGTCTTGATGGGTAATCTTAAGATGATCGCTAAATTACGTGCTGTATCCCGCCGTGCCGGTATGTATCAGATTACCAAAAACGATTTTGGCCAGCAGGTGGAGATGTATGGAAATGTACCCTGGGTAGATTTGGGCGCCAAAGCCGGCAGCAATGATCCGGTCGTTAAAACGGATACAACCAGCGGTGAAACATCCTTATACGCTGTGCGTTTCGGCTTGGACGGTTTTCATGCCATCAGCATGGCCGGGGTAGCGCCGGTACAAACGTGGCTGCCCAAATACGACACGGCGGGCGCGGTCAAGACCGGTGAAGTGGAAATGGTGGCGGCAGTTGTCCTGAAAGCAACCAAAGCGGCGGGGGTATTTCGTAAGATCAAGGTTGCGTAAAGGGGGCTTATGATGAGATACCAAGATGATGATAACAGCGTTAACGCCTTTTATATTGGGGAATCCGTAGGCACACGGTTGGCGGATTCACTGGCTCCAGATGACGACGGCTTGGATCACCTGCGCGGTGTTGAGCGTAGCGGAACTATACTGGGAGACGCGGCGGATACAGACTTTCCCCAACCCTTGATAGAAAGTGAGGAAGAAGACGATGACTAAAATAATTGCTCCCAACAAGCAATATACGGGTGTTTCGGCATCTGTTTCTTTTGCGAACGGTGTTGGCGAAACCGATAAACCGCATTTGATTGAATGGTTCAAAGATCACGGATATGAATTGCAGAATGACGCGCCGCCGGATGCTACAAAGAAAGAGGATACGCCAAAGCCGGATGCTACAAAGAAAGAGGATACGTCAAGAAAGTAGAAATAGAGAAAGCCGGTGTCCCGCATGTATACTGATGTTATAGGGCGTTTAAAATCCTTCGGTTGCCTTGTTTTGGATACAGATCAATGGGCGCTGGAGTATTTGATCGCTAAAGTGACCAATGAAATTAAGAATGAATGCAATATCAGTGGGATACCCGAGGGCTTGCATCATATCGCGATAGATATGGTGTGTGGCGAGTTCATGCAAATGAAAAAGGGTACCGGCCAGCTAGACGACCTTGATGTAGAAGCTACTCTGAAACAGATACATGAAGGCGATACCACTATCACTTACGCGGTAGCGGATAAATCTATCACCCTGGACGGGCTAATAGAATATCTGATCAATGGTCAAAGGTCACAGTTTATCACCTATCGGAGGGTTAGCTGGTGAATACAAAAAAGGCGCTGTGCAAGCTGTGGAAAGATGAGCTGACGGTTACGGAATATCATAAAGTGACCAGAGATAATAAATCAACAGGGTTTAAAGAAGTGACCGTTCTAGAGAATGAACCCTGCAAGTTATCTTTCTCTACGCTGCAGAGCGCGAATCAAAATGATACAGCCGCTCAGCTTGCGCAGGTTACTAAATTATTCTTGGATAACGCAATTCAGGTCAAACCCGGTTCGAAGTTAACAATTCAGCATAGCGGTGAAACCTTTGAATTTAGTCAAAGCGGATTAGCCGGAGTGTTTAGCGGTCATCAAGAGATCATGCTTGTGCCTTTTGCGGGGTGGGCTTAATGGGTGTAAAGGTGGATTACGCCTCTTTGAAAAAATTTCGGGATAACCTGGCAAAGTTGGATAAAGGGCAAACGCAGCAATTCACCGAGGCGGCTGTGAAGGAATTGGCGGGCCGTTTATTGCGCAAGGTGAAGAAGCTCACCCCGGTAGGCCGGTATGAACCGGGCAGCGGTAAAACAGGCGGCACATTACGCCGTAATTGGTCTGTAGGCGAAGTTACCCGCGAAGGTAGTAAATATACAATCGAAATTGTCAACCCCACGGTGTATTCGCCATATGTTGAGTTTGGACACAGAACTCCCGATCATAAAGGATGGGTAGAAGGCAGGTTTATGCTCACGATCTCCGAGCAGGAGTTAAAGCGTGACGCGCCGCGATTGTTGGAAAACAAACTGAAAAGGTTCGTGGAGGGCACGCTCAATGGTCAACGATATCGTTAGCGGGATAGCGGAAAAGCTATATGAAGCGTATGGGGAAGGCTATGAAATCTACCCCGAATCAGTGAAGCAGGGTTTAGAGGAACCTTGCTTTTCTATTTCTTGCGCGAACCACACCGATAGGCCGATGCCGGGTACAAGGCATTTCCGGAGCAACTTGTTTTCTGTTAAGTACTTCCCCAAAAGCGATATCAACTCCAAAGCGGAGTGTTATGACGTTATCGACAAGCTATTCACAGCACTGGAATACATCACCGTCAGCGGGAATTTGAGGCGGGGCACGAATATGAGCGGACAGATCGTCGACGGGGTTTTGGTGTTCACGGTCAATTATGATTTTTATGTTCGGGCAGTTCCGGAGTTAAATCCTATGGAAACTCTGTCTATTGTTAGCAAGGCGAAAGGATGATGAAGGTGGCCAAAGACGGAAGTGTTAAAACTGAGAATAAGACCGGCTCCGGGTTTACTAAAGAACAGCTGGTCAAATCCCGGAGGTATCAAGACCGGCGTGATCTGTTAAGTGCGGTACTGGAAGACGGAAAGTTATATTCCCACATCGAAGTCGATAAGATCATCGCCGATTGGAAGAAAGGTAAGGTGAAATAATATGGCGCTGGGCGGCGGCACTTTTTTAGTGCAAAATAAGGTTTTGCCGGGAGCGTATATCAATTTTGTATCAAAGGCGCGGGCTTCCGCTATGCTTTCCGACCGTGGGATCGCCACGATCCCTTTGGTGCTTGATTGGGGGGCGCAAAACGAGATCATGGAGGTAAGCACAGGGGATTTACAAAAGAATAGCTTGAAGCTATTCGGCCACGATTACACAGCACCGGAATTGCAAGGCCTGCGGGATATGTTTAAGAATATCCGCTTGGCTTATCTGTACCGGCTGGGTGCGGATGGTGTGAAGGCGGCCAATGATTTCGCGACAGCCAAATACACCGGAATGCGGGGGAATGATTTGAAAGTGGTCATTGCCGAAAATGCCGACGAAGCGGATAAGTTCGATGTGATCCTCTATTTTGGCGCGGCTAAAGTGGATGAACAAACTGTGGCAAGCGCTGAAGAACTTGTTAATAATGATTATGCCGATTGGAAAAAGGATGCGATATTAGAAGCGACAGCGGGCATACCGCTGGCCGGCGGAACATCTCCGACCGTGACCAACGGTGATTTTCAAGCTTATCTTAACGCGGTGGAACCGTATAATTTTAACGCTATCGGTTGTCCGTCTAAGAATACTTCGATCAAAGGTCTGTTTACAGCTTTCACAAAACGCCTCAGGGATGAGCAAGGCGTGAAATTCCAATGCGTGACTTTTGATAACCCTGCCGATTACGAAGGCGTCGTGAATGTGATGAACGAAGCCAAGGGTGATGAAGAATGGGGCGCGGTTTACTGGGTGACGGGAGTGATTGCCGGCACAGCGGTTAATAAATCTGCTTTGAACAAAGTCTATGATGGTGAATACGTGTTGGATGTGAAACTCACTCAAACACAGCTGGAGAATGCCATCAAGGACGGTAAATTTGCCTTTCACCGAGTAGGCTCCGATATTCGGGTTCTTTCTGATGTTAATAGCCTGGTCAATACTACCCTGGAAAAGGGTGAGATATTTAAGGAAAATCAGACTATCCGCGTGCTTGATCAAATCGCTAATGATATCGCGGTATTGTTTAATACAAAATATCTGGGTGTTGTGCCTAATGACGCGGACGGGCGTATCAGCTTCTGGTCGGACGTGGTAAAGCATCATGAAGAACTGCAGAAGATTCGCGCCATTGAAGACTTTAAGGGCGAGGATGTGGCAGTATTTCAGGGCGATACTAAACGCGCTGTAGTTGTCAATAACACGGTCACGGTAGTTAGCGCCATGGCGCAGCTCTACATGACCGTTACAGTAGCTTAGGAAGGGGTGGGATAAATGCCGATGATGGACGCGAAAGACGCCGTATATGGGAGTTTGGCCACATGCTATATCACTATCAATGGGCGACGTCTGAATTTCATGACTTTAACAGAATTTGAAAGCAAATGGGATATCAAGATCGTGGATGTCAAAATCTTGGGCAAGGTGGGCATGGGGCATAAGCCGGCGGGCGGCAAAGGTACCTGGAAAGGTAAAGCGCATTATAATCAATCGCATATCCGCGCTGTGGCTGATACTTATCAGAAGACTGGCGTTATGCCCTATTTTGAGATACAGGTGACCAATGAAGACCCAACTTCGGCGGTAGGGCGGCAAACGGTCACCCATAGTGGCTGCCTTTTTGATTCGGTGATACTGGCCAAATTTCAAGCCGGCGAGGAAGTCTTGGAAGAAGACCTCTCCGGCACTTTCGAAAAGTGGGATTTGCCCGAAAAGTTCAAGGATTTGGAGGGTATGTAAATGTCTGCAATGCGCGCTTTTTTTAAAACGAACAAGGTTGTTAAAGAAAATGCCTTCCTGGCCGTGACCAAAAGCCTCTGTGATGAAGAGGGAAAGCCTTTGATGTGGGAAATCAAACCGATTTCTACTAAAGAAGATGAACTGGTAAGAGATGCCTGCACAAAGGAGATGTCGATTCCGGGTAAGCCGGGCATGTATAGAAATAAGTTGAACACGAATGCGTATATCAGCAAACTTTTGGCAGCATCAATAGTCTATCCCGATCTGCTTAACGCGGAACTGCAAGACAGCTATGACGTAAAAACGCCGGAAGATTTGTTAAAAGAGATGGTTGATGATAGTGGCGAGTATACGGAGCTAACGGCCTTTGTGCAGAAATTCAATGGCTTCAACGTTACTATGCAAGAGCAGGCTGACGAAGCAAAAAACTAATTAGGGAAGGCGACTTGGAAGCGAATTTCTTTCATTATGTTATCCACAAACTCCATTGGTCGCCTTCTCAGATCAATGATTGGGTAAGAAGCGAACAGTCAGTCAAGGCATTTTATTTTGGTTCGCTTGAGCTGAAGATCGAACAGGATAGAAGAGAAGTCGAAAAGTTAAAGCGCGGGTGATATTATGGACGGCATATCAGCAAGGATATCTCTATTTGATAATATGACCGGGCCGGCTATGCAGATGGTCAACTCCCTGGATAATTTGATCAATGGTTTTAACAAGATTCAAGTGACCGGAGAAAGCTTGGGCGATTCCATGCCCTTTGACGGTGTAAGACAAGATATTGAGTTATCCACAGAGGCTTGCGATGGCATGCAACAAAAAGTAGATATATCTACAGTAGCCGCCGAGCGCATGAATAGCGTTTTTGATATGATCGAAAACAATATTCGCAAGAATGGAGATGAGCAGGAAAAATTTAATAGGCATGTTCAGCGAGGTGGCAGCCTAGCTGATCAATTGAGCGGCAAGATCGGTAAAATCGCCGGAATGCTAGGTGTAGCCTTCGGCGCCAAAGCCGCCGTAGATTTTTTTAAAGGGAGCGTCGATCTGACGAATCAGCAGATACAAGCAGAGCAGCAGTTGGCTAATGTGCTGGCTAACCAGGGTGCTAATGAAGCGGATTTTCTTAGTCTGAAGCGCGAGGCAGCAGCTGTTCAAGGCAATACTATGTACAGCTCAGCCTCCATGGTAGGGGCAGCCGGTGAACTCGCTACTTACATAAAAGATGCGGACGCCCTAAAATCCATGATGGGTACGGTGGCCAATTACGCTGCCGGTATGAGCGGCGGCGTCGAAGTGAGTTATCAGCAAATGGTGGAGTACGCCACGCAGTTAGGCAAAGCCTTGGATGGCACCTATGACGGCCTGAAAAAGAAAGGTTTCGAGCTGAGCGAAGCGCAAAAGCAGATCATCGAGAATGGCACGGATATGGAAAAGGCCTTGGTGATCGATGAGGTGATCAATCAATCTTGGGCTGGTTTAGCCGAGCAGATGGCCCAAACCCCGCAGGGGCTGAAAACCGCTATGGCCAATACTTTCGATGATATACGCTCCCGCGTCGGGGCGCGTTTACTATCGCCAATAATGACACTATTCACCACGATCCAAAGTCATTTGCCACAAATCGAGCAAATGCTTAATGGCATCGTACCTGCTGTTGAGGCCATCATCAACGGCATCGGCGGAATTATCGATGCGGCTTTTGGGGTTTATCAATTCTTTAACAACAATTGGCCGATGATCGAACCTGTAATTTGGGGCATAGTAGGCGCGTTTGTCGCTTGGAAAATGATAACACTGGCTTTGACGATACAACAAACAATATTGAATGCGACCTTGTTTGCCAACCCTCTGGTTTGGATCATTGCGCTCATCGTGGCGGTGATCGTCGTGATCGCGCGTTGGGTGCAATCAGTGGGTGGGTTACAAGTCGCTTGGCAGATCGCCATGAATGGGATTTTGACCGCCTGGGATTGGTTGAAAATCGGTTTTGTGACCGGTGTCTATTATGTGCTTGATCTGTGGGATAAGATGTCTTTGGGTATGGCAACGGCGGATGTGGCTATCACTAACTACATGGGTGATATGAAGACCAATGTATTGCTGACTTTGCAAAACATGGTCAATGACGCTATCGCTATCATCAATGGTTTTCTTGGGGTTTTGAATAAAATACCCGGTGTTAATATCCAGGTGATCGAGCAGGTGACTTTTGGCGCGCGGGCCAGTCTGGAAAATGAAGCCCGTAAGCAAGCCCTGGAAAACGATTTGACGGCTTACCGGAATGAGATCACGGCGGCAATCTCAGAACGGGCCGGAAAACTGGACGATATGAAAACAGATGCGCGGGCAGCTACGGCGGATAGATTAGCCGGAATAGAAGAAGCGAAAATCGCCGCGCAAGAAAAAGCAGAAAATAAGCAGGTCGCTACCGCTTCGGATTTTGTACAATCCGGTTTTGGCGGTGCCGGACAAATAAACGGTATCGCCGACGATACGGCGGATATAGCCGGAAATGTCAGAAAGACTGTTGATTTTGGTGAAGAGAATTTGAAGTACTTGCGGGATATAGCGGAACGTGACGCTGTCAACCGCTTTACTACTGCTGAAATCCGTATCGAGCAGCATAATGAGAATCATATAGGCTCTGATATGGATTTGAACGGTATAGTAGACTATTTAGCCGAGGGTGCCAGGGAAGCGATGCTGGAGATCGCGGAGGGAACGCACCTTTAGCGTTGAGAGTTGAGAGTTGGGAGTTGAAAGGATGCATAGTTGATGGCTTATACGGTTTATCTGGGCGAGGTGATGTTGCCTGTTCCCCCCGCCAAGCTGCAGCTGAAGATCAAGAATCAGAATAAGACTATCACCTTGATCGACGAGGGCGAAGTCAATATTTTGAAAAGGGCAGGGCTAACTGAGATATCTTTTAAGGTGTTACTTCCTAATGTGCTTTATCCGTTTGCGCAGTATACGAGTGGTTTCAAATCGGCCGCATATTATCTTGAGCATTTGGAAAAGCTTAAAACCCAAACTGACCAAGATGGTAATCTGATCCCTTTTCAATTCATCATTTCTCGCGCTATGCCGGATGGGAAAATACTTTTTGGCACTAATATGAAGGTCGCTTTGGAAGATTATAAAGCCGAGGAAAGTGCTGATGATGGCTTTGACATAATAGCCGATATTACACTAAAACAATACCGGCCCTATGGAACCAAAACTGTTGAATTCAAGCAGCCGGTATCTGTAGGTAGTTCCGGAAACGAAGGAATCACTTCTCCGGACAGCTCTGATGCCGGAGGGGCTATAGCTCCGGGCGGCGAACACGTAACGCAGGCGCAAACTACCGCATATATTGAGCATACACGCACAGCGGAAAACGCGCCGCAGGCACAAGCTTACACGGTTGTTTCCGGTGATAGTTTATGGGCTATCGCAAAAAAATATCTCAACGACGGTAATCTATACCCGGAAATCTACGCACTGAATCAGGCAATTATTGATAAGGGGAATAAGGGAACAGGATCAACCAAGTATACAATTTACCCGGGGCAAGTGCTGGCGTTGCCGATGTGATCCGGTCGAGGGATATGTGATGAAATTTGAATTGATGCTCCAAAATGGAAATAAAGCATATATACCTGTCGTGCCCAACGGCGTGACCTGGACAACCGACCGCAAAGGCCCCGGTAAGCTGAATTTCAAGGTGATCAAGGACGCCATTCTCGATTTTCGGGAAGGAAATCCGGCACGCTTGATAGTGAACGGGCAGGGCGTTTTCTACGGATTCGTTTTTACCAAAAAACGTGATAAAAAACAGCATATCGAGGTTACAGCTTTTGATCAAATACGCTACCTGCTAAACAAGGATACTTACGATTATAAGAATATGACTGCCGCCGATGTAATTAGCATGATCGCCGCTGATTTCAATTTAAATATGGGCAATATCGAACAGACCGAATTTATGATCGCTAATAGAAATGAACAAGACCAGACTCTGTTGGATATCATCTACAATGCTCTGGATTTGGAGCTGACGAATAAAAAGAAGATGTATATTTTTTATGATGATTTCGGCAAGCTGACGTTAAAATCGCTGGACAATATGAAGGTAGATGTCTTGATCGATGAAGAAAGCGGCGAGAATTTTGACTACACCACTTCTATTGATGATCAAACCTATAATAAGATCAAGCTAACCTACGAAAATGAAGAAAGCGGTAAGCGCGATGTATATATTGCGCAGGACGGCAGCACCATCAATGCCTGGGGCGTTCTACAGTTTTTTGATAACTTAAATGAGGGTGAGAACGGCGCAGCGAAGGCCGACGCGCTATTATCTTTGTATAACGCAAAAACAAGGCGGTTAAAGATCACAAAGGCTTTCGGTGACGTACGTGTGCGGGCCGGCTGCATGGTGGCTGTTAAATTGGCCCTGGGCGACATCAATGTACAAAACTACATGCTAGTGGAACATTGTGTTCACACTTTCAACGAAAGCGAACATTGGATGGATTTGACTTTACGAGGCGGTGAATTCCTTGGCTGATTTTGCCGGCTTGCTCGGAGTGATAAAACAGGCGTCTTTAGACGCGGTCAAAGCGGCAAGCCCTATGGCGGTTATGTTCGGCAAAGTAAGCGGCTTGAAACCGCTGCAGATAAATGTCGAACAGAAAATGACCTTGGAAGGCCCACAATTGATTTTAAGCCGTAATGTTACAGATCATATTGTCGAAATGACTGTCGATCATTTTACAGGTTCGGCTACGGTATCGCTGACTATGGCGGATACTGTTCATGCACACGGTGTCCCGGCGCATAGTACAAACCCGGCGGCGCCCGATATAAAGCATGTTCACTCTATGCCCGCAGCCCAAACCGGACAGGCGGGGGAAGAAGAACCACATTATCACAACATCCCGGCGAACAAGAGCGAAGCTGTTGGCCCGGATACTACTCACGATCATCAAGTGGCGGTGCAGTCAACGGAATCCGGCGGATTTTCTACAGCAGGTAGTGGCGCAGGTTCGCATACGCATAGTTATACAGGCCGTAAACAATTTCTGATTCATAATGCCTTGGTGATCGGTGATGAAGTGATCCTGATCCGCTTGCCGGGCGGGCAACGATTCTTGGTTATCGACAGATTGGGGTGATCATATGCTTCCGGTCAACGGTTTTCTACTTGAGGATTTCAAGGTTGCCGAACAGGGCAGTCAAACATTTTATTTAGATATCAACAGAAATGTAGTGTTTGGCTATACAGATGGTCAAGAAGCAATTAAACAAGCGATATACTTGATAATCGAAACAGAACGCTATCAATACATTATTTTCTCCCGCAATTATGGCGTAGAATTATTTGATCTGTACGGTCAGTCTATGACCTACGTGTTACCGGAACTGCAACGCCGTATCAGCGAAGCGGTGCTGCAAGATACAAGGATCAAACGTTTGGAAGACTTCGATTTTAAAGTGACAAGGAATAAAGTATTAGTAACCTTCACAGCGGTTACTATCCATGGCGTTATACCGGTCAAAAAGGCGGTGACTGTGTAATGTATGAACATATCACCTATGAAGCTATTTTAGCGCGTATGCTTAGCCGGGTTGAGAAATGGGCGCGCAGTCAGGGCATAAATCTCGATATACGCGAGGGTTCTTTGATACGCACCGCCCTTTCTCCCGCCGCCGTGGAGTTGAGGCTGATGTATCTCGATCTTGATGAAATACTCAATGAAACCTTTGCCGATACCGCTTCCAGAGAATTTCTAATCAGACGCTGTGCTGAAAGAGGCATAGCAATTGAGTTGGCCACCAAAGCGCTCCGACAAGGCGAATTTAGCGTGGACGTTCCCATCGGTTCAAGATTTTCCTTAAGCCTCCTAAATTATTTGGTTGTCGAAAGAATATCTGAAGGACTGTATAAGCTGGAATGCGAAACCCCTGGCGTAGTGGGCAATCAGGAAAGCGGCCCGTTGATTCCCATTGAATACATCGAGGGATTAGAATGGGCTCGTTTGACTGCCGTCTTAGTACCGGGTGAAGACGAGGAAGCTACTGAACACTTACGCAGGCGCTATTTTGATAGCCTCAATTCTCAAGCTTTTGGCGGCAATATAGCTGATTATACAGCTAAAGTAAACAGCCTGCCCGGCGTGGGAGGCTGTAAGGTCTATCCGGTGTGGAACGGAGGCGGAACCGTGAAGATCGTATTCCTGGATTCTCTGTTCCAAAAACCCTCCGAAACACTAGTAAACGATGTCCAAAGCGCCCTAGACCCGGAGCAGAATCAAGGCCTGGGATTGGGTATCGCGCCCATCGGCCATGTGGTCACAGTTGAACCCGTGAGTGAAACGGTGATAGATGTGGGACTAAACCTCATGTATCAAGAAACTTGGGGCTGGGAAGAATTGCGCCCCTATGTGGAAGCAGCCGTCGATAAGTATTTCCACGAACTGGCCAGTGAGTGGGCTGGTTCCGCTACGCCGGTTGTCAGAATCAGCCAAATCGAAACCCGCCTGTTAAATGTAACCGGAATCATAGACGTGCAAGACACTACGCTAAACGGCGTTCCGCAAAATCTAGCCCTTGGTGCAGATAATATCCCCATAAGGGGGGCGATTGCCGATGATTAAAAACCGACCATTAATCGGCTATATTCCCAATGTTTTACGGGAAGTGCGTGAGTATCAGGCCTTGACCTTAACCGAAGAGCCGGAGCTCGCTTTGCTATGGGATGATCTGCAAAACACACTAGATGATCAATTCGTGTTAAGCGCCACTAAAAGAGGTGTAGAACGCCGGGAAAAAATACTCCATATAACCCCTAAAGCCACTTTTACCCTGGATGAAAGAAAATTTACCATCTTAGCCCGCCTAGCAGAACAATTGCCTTATTCTATCCGGATGCTGCATAAAATGCTTACAGCACTTTGCGGTCAAGACGGATACACAATAAAGCTGATCAACGACGAATATACCCTATGCGTTAATGTATTCTTGAATAGCGCAAACAGAAATGTAATCGATGAAGTTAATTTAATGTTACGGCGAATTTGTCCGGCCAACCTGATAGTCGTTTTTTCTAAAGAAGCTCCTACACAACTTTGCCACATATCCCTTACCGGCGTCGCCTTCCCCAGCATGATGAGCACCACGCTCCCGCAATACCTGCCGCTGCAAACCTATGAGCAAGCAACCTATGTTGCCGCTATGCGCTCGTCTATAAGTGAAACAAAACTATGTCCCATACCGGAGGAGGAATAATAATGTACGGTTTCGTTATCCCTAAACTCGGCTGGAATCTATTAACTAAACTGCTAGCCGGACAGCAGTTGCGATTGACGCGTATCATGTTCGGCAGCGGACGCCTCGCGGAAGAGGACGACCCCAGTAGGCTCACAGATTTGGTGCAGCCAATGGCAGCCGGTACATCTACCACGCCGCAGTATAATGGCCGTATCTGCTCATTCGTAGCCGAATATAGAAGCGATTTGAATGGCGGCCTCGATGAAGGCTTTTGGATTAATGAATTTGGCGTGTACGCCTGGGACCCCGATATCGGTGAAGAGATACTATTGTATTACGGTGCATTAGGCGATTATCCGCAGTACATAGCGCCCTATGCCGGCGGCGCTATAGATATCCGCCGCTTTCCGGTCTCCATAGTGCTCACAGACGGCGTTTCGGTGCAAATAGAATACCCGCCCATAGCCCTGATGACCGCCGAAGATGTAGAAGCATATTTTATGGCTACAGCCCTGCCATTCGCTCTAATTGAGGCACAGAAGCTTATAGACGCGCACAATGCCAATGAAGACGCGCATCCTTATGTATACGGCCACCTGTCGGCGTTTGACGCACGGATAAGCAGGGTAGAAGATATGATGTTTCACAATATAGCCGGCAATCCGTTTGTGATCACATTTGGTGATCTAAGCGGATTGACCGTTACCGGGGTATGGAATGAAGAACAGCAACGTATTGAATTTTAGGGGGTGAGGAGATGGCAGTTACATTAAGCACTAAAAATATAGGTGATATTGTAAAAATACGTGAAAATAGTAATACAATAAACTTCATCATTGTACACAAAGGGCGACCGTCAACCATATACGACGCAGCCAGTTTCAATAGTGGAGTTATTGTAATGCGGCAAGATGTTCTCCCAACTCGAAAATGGCATAGCTCGAACCTGAATGACTATGAAAATAGTGACATGCACAAGTGGCTTAATGACAGCTATCTGTCAACGATATCCCAAAACATACGGGATCAAATCCGGCAAGTCCGTATCCCGTTTCGCGCTGGTTCTGGTACATCATTGACGGTAACAAGCGGGACGAAAGGGTTGCAATGTCACGTATTTTTAGCCGGCGCGATAGAGGTAGGCGTAATAAGCGACAGCACTTCCCCTGTGGACGGCGCGAAGTTTGATTACTTTTTGCTTGGCAACAACATTGGCGATGGTGCTCAGTTGGCATGTCAGCGGCGCAAAGCAATCCGTAGTGGGATTGCTGCCGAATGGTGGCTCCGAACTCCGTACTCAAATGGCTCGACTTATACGTGGATTATTTTCGAAAGCGGCCTTGTTGGTAGCTACAATGCTTCTTACTCCGGTGCAGGCCCGCGCCCTGCTTTTGTATTACCATCAACATTATTGGTTAATGATAATGGCTACGTATTTGCCTACTCCGCTCCCAACGTTCCGTCTAGCATCACCATTCCTACAACGATCAACGGTGGAGTTTCATTCAAGATATCTTGGGGTGCATCATCTGATCCGAATGAAATCTTGACTGGGTATAAACTCGAAAGAAATTTAAATGGCGGGAATTGGTCGCAGATATATCAGGCTAATTCCCGCAGCACTACCGATACCGTGCCGTTTGGTACAAGTACTGTAGCCTATCGCGTTCGTGCCTATGACAGCGAGGGTGAACACAGCGCATATCAAACATCACCGACCCGTACGGTTATCAACAATACCGCGCCTACTACACCGCCCAGTATCAGCGTTCCCACAATAGTAATAGGCGGCGGGAATTTGGTGATCACTTGGA